ACCTTACCGAGGTGTAGGCAGTGTTTATAGCCCAGAACAAAATGCGTTTATGAATATGGGGTTAGGTAGTGAATACTTTGGTTCAGGGCCTATTGATCCTTATGGTGATGGTCTCGGTGGACTCTTTAGAAAATTTACTCCTATGGGCCAACTGATGACATACCTAGACACTAATCGATTAGTTAATTCTGGTGTCTTAGATCGTGCCGATGACGGAACGCTGACTTTTGCTAAAGGTGGTAATTTAAATTTAGTTCAAAACAACCAGGCATTTGAAAATCAAATGGCTAAAGACAATATGATGGATTTTGCACAAAATGTTTTAGGTAAAACTGCTGAAGAAGCACAAGCAATGGCTGATGTCACAACGAGAGGTGATAAAGCTGATGACATGGGTGATGTATACGCTGGATTAGCAGTTCAACAAACACCTAACCAATCACAATATGGTGGTGGTAATACAGTTTCTTATACCGGTAACAATAGTGGTGACTCCTCTGGTGGAAGATCAAATGCAATGTTTACTGCAAAAACACAAAAATTTGCAACACCCACAAAAACATACAATACAGATAAATTTAAAGGAACAGGATTTATAGGTGGTAGATAAAGAAAAAGAAATTCAACGAGGCCATAGAGCTAAACAAATTTTAGAAGACGAGATTTTTATCGAGTCTGTCAACAAAATTCGTACTGAGTTAATGAACCAATGGTTAAACTCAGATGAAACCAGTTCAGAACAAAGGGAAAACATTTTTCGCATGAGAAGAATGTTAGAAGTTGTTTTGATGCAACTCCAGTCTGTCTTAGAGACTGGCAAGTTAGCAACCCAAGAAAAACAATCTCAATAAATTAAGGAGAGACAATGGCAGAACAACCAGCAATGGATTCTCCAACTGATAATTCTGTAGAACAGAAACCAGTTGAACAGAAAATATACAAAAGCGAACATGATGCAGTCGATGACATGAAGACCCTTTTAGGTTTACAAGAGCAATCAAGTGAACCTGAAGCCACAAGGACTCATGAAGTCGAGAGTGAAGTGTCCAACCCAGAGGAAAACGACTCTACAAAGAATAACGAAGACCTCGGAGAAGATGCAGAGCTTATCAACCTACTAGACGATGAAGAACCTAGTGAAAGTAACGAGGAGTTAATCGACTTAGATGGCGAAAAACTAACCTTAGAAGAAATCAAAAAGGAACGACTCCGACAGAAGGATTATACTCAGAAGACACAAAAATTAGCTGAAGAGAGAAAAGAAATTGACTCACTAAAAACTAGTTTGTCCAAAGAGTACGATGTGGCTAAGCAACAAAGAGATTATTACCAACAACAACTCCAGGTATTAACTCAACATTTACAACAGGCAGATAACCAGGTAGATCTCGATAGACTCTATCAAGAAAATCCAGCTGAATATGTCCGATTAAAAGCTGAACAGGATAAACGTAGAGAAGCTCTACAAGTTGCTCAACAAGAACAACAACGTATCCAGGCTGAAAAACAGCAAGAGCAAGAAAAGACATATAACCAGTATTTGGAAAAAGAAAGACAGATCTTATCTGAAAAACTTCCTTTGTATGCTGATAAAGAAAAAGGTCAAAACCTGAGAAAAGATCTTGTGAATTATGCGAAAGAACAGGGATACAGCCCAGAAGAGATTTCAATGCTGGTCGATCATCGAGCAGTGTTAATGCTCTACAATGCGTATCGCTACGACAAACTGAAAAAAGCAAACTTACAATCCAAGAAAGTTTCTAAGAAACCTAAAATTATTAGCACGACAAACAAAACTGTTGACGCACAACCTGAGGGTAATCGTAGGTTTAAATCTCAAATGGACAAGCTCAAGAAGTCAGGAAATATGCAAGATGCAAAATCTGTCTTCGAAGAGATGATTAAACACAAAGCAATATAATAGAAAGGAAAATATCAAATGGCCGTTCCAAGCAACACATTTGAATCATTTGATTCCAATTCTATAAAAGAGTCGTTTGAGGATATTATTTACAACATCGCTCCAGCCGACACCCCTTTTATGTCAGGAATTGGTAAGATCAATGTACCACAAACATTACATGAGTGGTCAGTAGACGCTCTCGCAGACGCTGGTGCAAACGCACAAGTCGAAGGTGACGACTACACAGCTGGATCTCGTTCAGCAACTGTAAAACTTAACAACAGAACACAAATCTCAGCAAAAGCTGTAGCAGTATCAGGAACCATTGAAACAGTCGACCAGGCTGGTAAAGGTTCTGAACTTGCTTATCAATTATCTAAAGCTGGTAAAGAGCTTAAAAAAGATATTGAAAGAGCTATGGTTGGAGTTGAAAATGCAAAAGCATCTGGTTCATCAGGAACTGCTCGTGAGAGTGCATCTTTAGGAACCTGGTATGGTGGTAACATCCCTGGTACTTCAACTTCTGCTGATAACTATTCAGTAGGTGGTTCACCTTCAGCTGAACCAGCTGGTACTGGTGCAACTGCAATCGCTGGTGGTACTAACAGAACTTATACTGAAGCTCTACTTAAAGCTGGTGTTCTAAAAGCCTATCAGTTGGGAGGAAATCCCGAGGTAGTTATGATGACACCTAGTCACAAACAGACAGCCTCTGCTTTTACGGGTGTATCGACAGCGTATCGTGACGCATCTTCGATGTCAGTAATTGGTGCTGTAGATATCTATGTATCTGACTTTGGCGAATTATCATTCGTACCAAACAGACTACAGAACGCAAACAGAGTAGACATCTTACAGATGGACACCTGGGCGATGGGATCACTAAGACCTTTCCAAACAAAGGAATTAGCATCTTCTGGTGATAACGAGAAGAGATTACTCTTAACTGAGTGGACTCTCGTAGCACATTCACCAAACGCTAACTATGGTATCTTTAACCTAACTGCATAATTATTTATCTATCGAGGGGGTTTTCTACCCCCTCATTCATTTTCATATAGGAGCAACAATGTTTAAAAAATCTATTTACAAAAGAGGTAGTCATAAAGGCAAAAGCAATTTGACTATGACCAAAGGCGATGGAAAAGAAGTTTCTATGGCTAAAGGTGGTGACAGATTTTTCCAGATGGGCAAAAAGAGAATTGCTAATCAAGGTCTAGCTGTCATGGATACAATCGACAAGGAAATCGCAAACGCAATTAAATCATAATGACAAAAAAACTAAGCATTGATGTAGGGTCAGAAGTTATTAAGTCTAAAATTCACTTAGACGAGGGAGAGAAGAAAATTCACATTGAAGACTCCCAGGATGTCTCAGAAATTTTAAGCAACAATAAAAAAGACGCTAACGATCAAGCTTATAAGATGAGAGGATTTCAAGATGCTAAAATGTATAAAGTGGCATCTATTCCTTTAATTGTCGTACAGCAACTTTCTCAAAAAGGAATTATGTATCCGAATGGTGCGATCAAAGATAAAGAACGCATGAAGAAGTGGTTAAACGACCCGGACAATAAAAATTTTAGAATTTACCAAGGTAAACTGTAATGGCTATCACCAATTTCACTAACTTAAAAACAACAATCGCTAATTATCTGAATAGAGATGATCTTACATCGTACATTCCAGATTTTATTACATTAGCAGAGTCTCGCATGAATAATGAGTTACGAGTTAGAGAAATGGAAACTATTGATACATCCACAACAACAGTTGCTGGTACACAAGCGTATAGTCTTCCTACCGGATTTATTGAAGCAAAGTATGTTATCTTTCAATCTGATCCGTATGCTGTTTTACAATACAAAGCTCCTTTTGATTTCTTCAAAGACTATAATGCTAGTGTTAGTTCAGGGAAGCCGTCATTCTTTACCATTATTGGTACAGAAATTAACCTGGGTGTTACTCCAGACTCAGCAAAAACTTTAGAGATTGCCTTCTTTAAAAAACTCACTGCGTTATCGGATAGTAACTTAACCAATACCATTTTAACTAATTATCCTGATTTATATTTATATGGATCATTAGCAGAGTCAGCTCCGTTCTTAATGCAAGATGAGCGACTTGATGTATGGGGTAAGTTATATAAAGAAGCTTTACGAATTGCTAACTCTAGTTCCGAGAATGGAAGAAGTGCATCTCAGAACTTACAAATGTCAGCTGATGTGGTGGTCTAATGATAAAATTTGGAGATTTACAATCAGATCTTCCGACTTACCAAAATACGGGAGCCTTAAAAGCTGATAATGTTATTCCCTTAAAAGAGGGATATAAAAGTTTTCCAGGATTTGTGGAATTAAGTGACACTGCTCTTAATTCTATTCCTGTCGGTTTATTTACATCAATCGGAGCTACGGGTATCACCAACTATGCTGGTGATGAAACAAAGCTTTATCAGATGGATAACAATGGTGACTTCCAGGATGTTTCTAAATCTGGTAGTTACAGTAACTCCACGACAGAAGGATCAAGAGACTTTTGGAGTTTTACTAAGTTTGGAGATAATGTTATTGGAACGAACTTCGCTGATAACATACAAAAGTTTGAAGAAGGAACAGATACAGCCTTTAGTGATCTTGTTTCTTTAAAAGCAAAATATTTAACTGTAGTTCGTGACTTTGTTGTTGCTGGATACACTGAAGAGTCTAGTACAGAATATCCTCAACGAGTAAAATGGTCAGGACTGAATGATAGTTCTACCTGGACACCGAGCCAGGCAACGCAATCAGGTTATCAAGATATACCTGGTGAGCATGGAAGACTCATGGGTATAGTTGGCTCCGAGTCATTTGGAATTATCTTTTTTGAAAAAGCAATTTTTCGAATGGAGTATGTCGGTACACCATTAATTTTTACGTTTAACAAGATTGGTAATATTGGTTGCTTTGCTCCAAGATCTATTTCTACTTTTGGTAATACAATTTACTTTTTATCACAAGACGGATTTTATGCCCTCCAGGGAGGTCAAGATTTAATACCGATTGGATCAGCAAAAATTAACATTACCTTCTTTAATGACTTTGTTGCAAAACCAGAAAGTATTTTTAGTGCGATAGATCCTAACAACTCGATTGTTGTTTGGTCATATCGTGGATCAGGCTCCACAGGATCAGCTGGAGTAAATAATAAATTATTAATTTACAATTATTCTGTTGGTCGATGGGCCACTGGCTCTGGACTAGATTTATATTTTATTAATACAGCATCTCAGGAAGCATTTAATACCCTGGAGTCTTTAGATACTTTAGGTAACCTTGATGGTTTACCACGATCCCTGGACTCTTTCTTCTATGATGAAGGTGTTGTGGGCCTTGCTGGTTTTAGTGCTGATAAAAAATTTGGTAAATTCTTAGGAAGCTCTCTTTCAGCTACTGTGGATACCACAGAGTTTGAAGGAGTTGAAAACAAAAGATCGACATTAATTAATGCAAGACCGATAGTCGATGCTAACGGAGAAAACACCACTGTTACGATAACTCCCATAACTCGATCATCGCAAATGAACTCAGTAACCGAAGGCACAGCTGTTACAGTACGAGATAGTGGAGATTGTCCACTCAGAGCTACATCCAGGTATCACCGACTTAGAGTCAATGTGACTGGAAACTTCTCTACTCTTTCTGGAGTAGATGTCGAAGCTCGAACTGAAGGAAAGAGATAATGTCTAATCAGTTCTTAACTGTACCTTTATCCAATCCTGATACAAAAGCTCATGCTCGACAATGTGCGATTACAATTAACAATGTGATGGATGGTAAACTGAACAGTACCGGAGAAATTACTCTGACTGCTTCATCAACTACCACTACCTTATCAGACGCTAGAATAGGTTTAAATTCTGTTCTGCTCTTTATGCCTCAAACAGCCAATGCTCGAACAGCATTAAATGGTTTGTATATAACAGGCCGAGGGAGTGGGAGCTGTACTATAAATCATCCTAGCTCTACAGATACGGATCAAGATTTATCTTATGTTATCATCGGATAAAGTTTGCACCCAGGTTCCAAAACAAGATGTTTTCTTAATTTGGACTAAGGTTGCACCACTGCTCCAAAAAGCCCTGGATGGCACTTATGATATAATAGATGTGGAACAAGGTTTGCAAGATAACCGGTTCCAATTATTTATCAGTTGGAATAATGGGATTGAAAGTGCAGTGATTACAGAAATAGCCGAATACCCTAAAGCTAAAGTGCTTCGCTATGTATTAGCTGGAGGCACGAACCTGGAGAACTGGCTAGAAGAAATACAAGAAGTTATCGAAAAATTTGCAAAGAAAAACCACTGTACGCAATTAGAAGTTGCTGGAAGAAAAGGGTGGTTAAAAAAATTAAAGGATTTTAAGGAGAAAGCAATTTTACTAAGTAAGGATTTATAATTATGTCAAAAGGATCAAACCCAACAAACGTCACAACAACATCAGAACAAGAACCATCTGAATACATCAGACCCTACCTGGATATCGCAATGGATGATGCCCAGGCATTATATGAAAGCGATACACCTAATTTTTATCCTAATGCCACTTATGTTAATTTTTCTCCTGAAACCGATACAGCATTAGAGCTAACAAAACAAAGAGCGTTAGCTGGTAATCCTTTATTAGGTTCAGCTCAAACAGAAATAAACAAAATTCTATCAGGTGATTATTTATCACCTAGTTCTAATCCTTATGCTTCAGCCGTCTTTAATGAAATGGCTGATGACATTACTTCTAAAGTTAATTCTCAATTTACTAAATATGGTCGATTTGGATCTGGAGCTAACCAGGAAGTTTTAACA